AAAAATCAGCAGCAGGTACAATTGAATACATGACACTTGGAGATACTCCCCTAGCACTTGCCAGGGGAGATGAATAAAATGCCACTCCATCATATTCACCAAAAGCACCAGCTGCTGCTGTAGTTAAGTTTGTACCAGAAGCTACTGTTAGTGGAGCAACTGTTGTAGTACCAGCAGTTAATACCGCTCCGGTTAGTGTTTTATTTGTTAAAGTATCCGTTGATGTTCTACCAACCAATGTTTGTGAAGTAGATGGAAATGTATGAGTTAATGTTCCACTGCCAGTAACAGTTACTAGTGTACCTAATGTTCTTATTGAAGAACCTATATTTGGACCATCACTTGCTGTTACTACTAGTGCCATGAAAACTAAAGGTAAACAAATAGCTAGAAAAACATATAATACAAATTTTTTCATCGTGTCTCACATGCTATAATATCACCAGTTGATCCTGGAGTTCCACCAATTTTAATATGATCACAATATCTATCTTTATCCGGTGTTGCAGCAGCAGTACCTGCTGGTTTAGCAGTTGGTGTAGGATGACTACGACATGGCATCCAGCCAGTACAACCACTTTGAAATAATGGAAATGCTCCACCACCACCCTGAGTAAATACTAAAATTGCTGAAAGATTTGTAGGTAATGAACAGCAAGCAACTTCTTCACATGGCGTTGGATTTGCTTGAATTGTTAGAGGAGTAGATGTTGGTTGTGGTGTAGGTGTAGGTGAATTGTTAGATAATGCTGTTGGTGTATTAGGAATTGCTCCTAATGCAACAGTAAACATTTGAGGCATATATCTTTGTGATGGAATAGGTGCCACAAATTCTACTGCACCTGGTGTAGACTCTAAAAATCTAGGATCAAATTCACCAGTTACGGTATTACCCTGAATAGTAACTTGTGCTGGTGATTGATTTTGTGCATAGATAATGGATGGAATTAATAAAATAAACAAAATTCTTTTTATGGTGTTTGTGTTGGAATACATACAGCTTTAATTGGTGTAGCTGTTGGTGGTAAAATACATGCTGGAATTGTTGGTGTTGGTGTAGGAATAGCAGTATTTATTGGAGTAAATGTTATTGTAGCTGTAGGAATAGGACCAGTAGGTGTAGCACTAGGAGTTTGTGGTGTATTCGTAGGCTGTTGTGTCCAAGTAACTGTAGCAGTTGCTGTCTTAGTTGGTGTAGGTGTAGCAACACTAGGTGTATTTGTAGGAGTAGGTGCCGTAATATCTGGATCAAGAACAATTAAAACTCTACTTACTTGAAAAGAACCATTATCAAATACCCACATATGCTTATCTGGTGCAAATTTTAATTGATCACCATTTCCAGTATTCCATTGACAATTAATATATCCACCACCAAGACCCTGCAATCCCCAAGAAGTTGGTGTATTACTACCAAATAGTCTACTAGGTAATGATCCTGCTGAAAAAGGTGCAGGATATTCTATTACACCAGGAGAAGCAACAACAAATAAATTACCAGAGATTGGATGAATATCTAAACTACCATTTCCACAGCCTTCTGACTGTGTTTTAGGACAGGTGGAAAAACTAGTTAAATTATTTGCTCCTGATGGCACACCAAGAGCAAAACTTGCTGACATACCTGATGCTAATGAAGAATAGTTATACACCAAAATTCTACCAGTTCCAGCAGATTGCTCATCTGAAATAAATAACCGTTTATTTGGTATATCGTGATAAATTCCATAAGGATTACAAAGATTAGTTGCAGTTGGTGAACTACAGCCATTACCACCGGCATTTAAATTAGATTGTCCAATAACAATTGTTGCTGTTGAACTGCTCTGTGGAGTAGGATAATATGTAACTCTACTTGCACCAGTATCGGCAATCCAAAGAGCACCATCAGAATCAATATATGCTAATGTTGGATTAAATAATGAAGTTGCTGTTGGAGGAAAAGATAAAGTATGAGCAGTTAGTGAAGTTTGACCAAATACTTTAGTTGCAGCAGTTCCTTCAGCTGGATTTGGATACATTATAACTCGATCATTTCTATTATCTGCAACATAAAGATTATCTGAAGCATCAATACTCATCTGTTCTGGTAAAAATAAACTAGTTGATGATGGAGTTAATAAACCCCTATTAGCTCTTTGTTCATTTGCAGATTCAGCGGTACCTTGAGCAGAATGTGCCTGACCTAATACATAATCTGCATTTGCTCCACTATGTGCAGCATTTTTATCTGCCCAACCAAGAATTCTATTATGTCCTGTATCAGCTAACCATACACCACCTGTACTTGTAAAAGCAATTCCACCAGCACCACCAGCAATTTCAAATGAATTTGTTGTTGCCATGGATCTAAATCTTGTAAGAAAATCGGGTTGTCCTAAAACAACCATAGCAGCCGGACCATTGGTAGCAATTGGCCAGGTGTACTCTAAAATTCTTGAACCATTTAAATTACCTTCTGTAATAAATAAGATTAATCCTGGTGCAGACGCAGATGATTTAATTGCAACTCCACTAGGAAAAGCCATATTGGATGTTCCTTCGCCTTCTATATTAGATGTAAAATTTGCTTGTCCAACAACATGTGTTGCTGATATAGTTATACTTGGTAATGAACCTAGTGGATTATCATATGTTAAAATACGTCTATTAATTCTATCTACTACAGCTACATTTCCTGAATTATCTACAGTAACTGCTACAACTGTATTAACTTGAGATTGTGTTAAACCAACAACAGATGAAGTAAAATTAGTTTGACCTAATACCATAGCAGCATTTTGTCCATTTATAAAACCACTACCTTTTTGATAGATTAGTACTCTATTATTCCCTGAATCGGCCACATAAAGATTTCCATTAGAATCAAAAGCTAAACTAGAAACTGTACATAAGGTATTTTGTCCTATACTTGAACCCCTATTACAAGCATTTGAACTAAAATCTGTTTGTCCTAAAACTTTATCTGCAAATTGACCATTGACAATAGGAGGAGTCTGATATAGAAGAATTCTACTACCATCAGCAACAGCAACTTGACCAGATGAATCTACTGCTACTCCAGTAGGACTACATTTACCAGAATTACCTGGATTAACTACTAGTGGACCAAACGATGTTGAACATAAAACTAATGATGCAGCTTTACCAGTAGTAATAGGTGGATCAAATTTCATTACTCGGGAATAGTCAGATACCCACATATCACCAGATGGACCAAAAGCAATTCCATTTACTTGTGCAGTAAAAACATAGTTAGTTAAAGTACCAGAATTCCAAATACCTGTACTTTGATCACCAGTTAAACGAGACCATCCTTCAGAATATAAATCAGATTGTCCTACTGCTACTGTGGACGGTCCTTGAATTGTATGATAATTTGTATTAGTCCATCCATGAACTACAGAAGAATTTCCCTCAAATAATTGATCATTTACATAATCATAGGCAAGTGTACTAACAAAACCAACACCGTACCAGTTAGATACAAATGTACCATTTTGTGTTGCATGTAAATTTGATTCTGTAGAACATAGTCCTACAACTTCATCTGCTATAGTATCACCTGGAAGTCCTCCTAATGGAACAGATAATTCAGCATGACATTGCTCCTCATTATTAATATTACCCCCTATATGACAAGTTCCACTACCAGCACAATCACCATCTACAGTACAAAGTTTACCCTGCTGCGTACCTTGATAACACATCTTAGGATGTCCATCACCAAGATTACAAGGAAATCCACCAACATTAGTAGGTGTTGCAGCAGGTGTTGCTGTATTTGTAAATGTTCTTGTTGGTGTTGAGGTAGAACCAGTATTTGTTCTAGTAGGAGTATTTGTGATTGTAGGAGTAAAAGTATAAGTAGTAGTTGCTGTTTTAGTAGGAGTATTTGTATTTGATGCAGGTGTATTAGTTGATGTTGGTGTAGCAATAGACAAACCAATATTATAGTGATTTAAAACCTGTGCTGCTGTTAATGCAGTATTATAGATGGCAACTTCACCTTCTGTACTTTGAAAAGGATCTGATGCACCACATCCAATACTATCAATAGTAATAAGACCACCAGATGAATCATAAAGATTTCCTGTTTGAGCACAAGTAATTTGTAATACACCATCAATATAGAGTTTCATATTGGCACCATCATACGTACCAATAATATGATGAATTACGTTATCATTAACAGACGGAAGTCCTGAATCTGCACCACCACAACCAGATACTGTATTTCCTGCCATCCGTAATTCCATTCGAGGAACTCCAGATGATGTCTGAATCCAATAAAATGCACTACCTCCACTATATCTACTAAACCAACCATGATCAAAACCACCGGCTTTTTCCCATAATTCCATTGTTAAGTTTGAAGTAATATCAAAGTCTGTACTAGAAGCAACTTGAATTGTAGGACACTGTGCCCCCATAACATCAATTGTACCAGTAATGGATGTATCTGCTGGATTGTTTATAAGTGCTGTTTGACTATAAACTACTGTTGAATTCGGTGTTGCAGTATGAGCATTGCCAGAAGAATCTGCAAAATTACCATTTGCTTCATTTAATCGCCAGTAACCTTTTGGTCCATCAGCAACAACAGTTGATACATAATCAGCAAATGCTGGATAAGCAAATAATAAAATAAAAATACTAATTAGTTTCCTCATGCTCCTCCTCCTCCTACAATTTTGGCGTTGGTGTAGGTGTTAATGTTTTACTACAATGAAATCCACTAGAACAATCACCATCTACATCACATGCAACCGCTGTTGGTGTATAAGCTGGACCACATTTAAATCCTGCTGGACAATTGGCATTTATAGAACAAGCAAGTGATAAATTATTACATTCATTCATATCTGAAGGAAACCGCATTGGACCAACACTACAATTAGTTATTTGTCCATAAGCAACATCAACAAATAATAGACTAATTAACCCCAGCAGTAATCCAATCATTATTTCCATCTGCTGTTTTTGCAGTACAACCAGATGCAGAAGTAGAAATAACTACCACCATGCCATTTAATCCATGTAGAAGTGGATGATTAGTCCAATCAAATGACTTGCTTGACTGTGTAGGATCGGTTGCTAATGAAGCAACTGCACAATAAAGTACAAGTGAAGTTGAAAGAGCACCATCGCCAGGAACTGTAGTTGCATCATAAATAATTAACCAACGCAATGCCTGAGTATTCCAAGTGACAGTTAGCCAATATAGTGCTTTACTTGGATCTGTAGTAAGAACATGGTCATGTTCATATGATGTACTATGCACAATAGGTACTGCTTCAGCAGCAAAAGATGGTGCGATAGATGCAAATAATAAGCATAAAATTACAAGCAATTTTCTCATTCAATCCTCCCTAGCCTACAGAATTTTCCGTAGGCTTCTGTTACATTTGCCAACCAACTTTTGTTAAGTCCTGTAAGATCATTATTTACTCCAACTGGACAATAAGTTCTTTGTAATCGTTCAATAAAATATTGAGTATAGCAAGCACGAATACCATAAGAATAGGATTTATTAATAAATATGATTGCAGATTCAATAAACTTATTTCGTATAGTAGCACAACAAACTTGTAATTGCTTATCATAATCTGGTGCATCTTTACTTAAAATACCAAATTCTTTACCAGGACCACCATTTTCTGAATGCCTAATAGCTGCTATTAAAAATGGATCAACACCATGAAGTAAAGATTGCTCTAAAATCTTAGGTCTTTCTTCAAGCCAATTAATCATGGTGTTTTAGTGGTTTTTCTTCAAATTTATGAATAACTACTTCACTACTTTTAAGTATATCATAAATACCTGATTGAATATCTATCAATTTGTCTCTTTGTTTTGAATCTTCAATATTACTATCCATTAATCTTATTTGATTTTCTCTTGTTTCTGTTGAGTGCATAACCATAGTGGTATTTAATTTTTCTACAGAAGCAGTAACTCTTTCTAAATAAGGTTCAATCATATTTAATGCCATTTTTCCTAAATCATATCCACCATAAAGAACTAAAATTAGTACAAGTAAAGAACCACCCTGTACTAACATACGAATATAATTATTACCTCCGGAATAATCTTGTTCTTTTGACATTATGTCACAATCAAACCAAATGGGTGCCAAGTGCCAGGAGTTCCTGAAGCAGTACAAATCCAACCGTAATAGCCACCAACTACAGGAAGTAAATTTTTATACCAGGAACCCTGATAATGTTGTCCTGTTGTTGGTGGTGCAAAAAGAGCACCTTTAAAAGCAGTATCATTAAATGTAGGTGACATATCTTGAATAGCAAGTGCAAGTTTATCTAAAGCATGATTGATTGTATCTGCTGGAAATGGATCATTATTTACATATTGAGTTAATTGAGTTAATTGTGTTTTCCTTATAATAGCTAAAGTACCACTACTTGCCGGTGCAGTGCCAAAATGAACAATTAAACCATATGGAAAAGCACCATAACCATCAGGAGTAGTTGTTATAGTAAAATCTGTTCCTAAAGCATAATGAAAAATATTTCCAGCATTAATATAATTATAAATTGAAATATCTGTATTTTTTACAACATAATAAGGAAAAGTAAAATCCTGTTGAGTGCCATTAGTTGAAAATGCAATTACAGATGGTAGTGTAGAAACAGGCACTACTGTCCTCCTCCCAATTCTAATTTAGGTTCTGATTGTGTAGGTTCGCTAGTTTCTGGTGTTGGATTGGTTTCACCAGGAATATAAGGTTTACCCAAATCTTCTGGATTAGATGCTATGTTGGTAATATATTGTTGAACTGCTGCTTTACCTTTTAAATAAAATTGGGCATGTGTTACCTTTATCATATCTGTTTGATGTTCTGGAAAGTTTTGAAAATTATCACTATTTATTAAACTATCAAATGCTTCTCTTTGTCCTTCTCCAGATGTAGTTGACCACAAGTCTCTTAAATTAGGATCAATTGGTATAATTTGACCAGCAATTTTAATATGATCTGGTGGTCTATTAAATTTAATACCTAATTGACCTAGTGTTTTATCCACATTATCCATTTCCTCTATATGTCCTGTACCTATAGGACTAAGTTTATTCATTAATATACTAAATACATCTGGCGGAGTATCATTTGCATTTACACCAGGTGGTAAATATTGTGGTGTACCATCCCAATGCCTATATGGAGGTAATGTTTTTGAGTAATAAGGAAGATTACTTTTAACAACATCTAATGCTGATTGTGTTTCACGATACACAGGATCAAGTACATCAGCAGCAATTTTGACTGGTGCTGGAATAAATTCAGATGCTTTTTGACCCATGTAATTTTCAAATATTTTCCATCCACCTTTATCGCCGACAGAAGTATATGCTTTAACAAAATTAGTAATCTCATTCATCATAGGAGCATGATTTATAGACTGAAGTGATGCTCTACCAATAGCATCTGCTAATACATTTTGATCTTGTGGTTTAGCATTTGTGTAATATTGAGCAGCATCAGCAATTAATGCTAAATAAGTTCCAAATGGACCCAAATGTCTATAACCCCAACCATGAATTTTATAATTATTATTTGGATTCTGTTGATGACCTCCTGTAATATTTCCTTGTTGCACTTCATGTGCAATATAGATAGCAAAAATAGAACCTAATACGGATTTTACTAAAGTAGTATTTCTCTCTAAACCAGGTTCATCTAATAAAGACATTCCTAAACCAGCTGGTGTCATTTCTAATCCATGTCTATACAAGTTAATAGGTGTATTAAAAAATGGAAACATAATTCTTAATTGTGGAACATGAATTGCTGCTGCATTAAATGCTTTAATCACAGCATTTGAATCAGTAAAAGTAGATTTAAACATATCTTCAACTTGAGCACTTAACAACCAGTCAGGAGGATTAGCCATATATTCTTTAGCTAATTCTTCTGCTATTTGAAATCTCTCCATTCCTTTTAATTGTAAACCCTCTACTTCCTGTAAAGCATGATGATAAGCAAACATAAATAAACTTGATCTATAAGCCATAGTTTTAGCTAATTGATCTGCTGATCTAATACTTCTGCTACCAAATGTCATTGCAGAAGCTAAATAATTTTGTGATAAACCAATAGGCGTTTTATCATAAGCATCTAAACCATAGGTTAATGCTTGTTTTACTTTTTTAGATACTTCTGGGTGCATTTTACCTACAGTCTCTAATTCTTTTTCTAATTGAACCTCAAATTCTGGCATACCTGATTTAAATGTAGCTTTTGCTAATCTTACTGCTTCTGGAAATGATTCTTTTAATGCTCTCATAGCAGAAACAAATAACATTTGTCCTGCATCAAGTGATCTGTGTTCAGCAGCAAGAGCAATTGACTGAGTAAGACGTTGAAATGGTAAATACATTAAATCTGTAAGTGCTTTTCTTCCTGAAATACTTGGATCCATCAGTAAAGCATTTGCTTCTGCCTTATAAATATTTTTAGTAGATAATAAAGACTTGGCTAGAGTTAAGAGACGCATATCTACTGCACCTTTTTCATTACCTAAAATTCCAGCAATACCACTAGTTGAGCCATTGACTAAATTGTCTAACACCGGAATAGCATCATTTTTCATAATGTATTTCTTTAGCAAATCTAATGATTCATCTGTCCATTCTTGTTTAACAACCTTATAGAGAGTTTTACCATTTTTATCTACACCAGAAGCAACTCTTTGTGTCATTAATTCCATATATTTGACAAATTCATCAGAAATTAATTCTGCAATATGTTCTTGTGCTTCTGGATGTTCTTTATACATAGTTAGTAATTTACTTAAATCATTCGCTCTAGTTTTCTGAGCAAGTTGTAAATCTCCCATCATAGATTTAGAAACAAATCCTTTTGCTGTACGTAAAGCGGAATCATCAAATCCTGTAAATAAACCAGCAATTTTAGACTCGATTTCTGAAGATAGTTTTGCAACTGCTTCTCCAGTTTTTTCTACAGTAGAGGCAACTTCAGGATTAGTAATTTTTTCTAAAATACCTATTTTTTCTTCAGTATTACCTGCCATTATCTCTTGAAATTTAGCAAGTATCTTTGGACCTTCTTCAGCACCATACTTTTTTAATATCTGTGCTTCAGCAGATGGATTACCAGAACCAACAGAAATTAAATTACCTAAAAATTCTGCAACTTCTTGTGTAATTGGACCAGCACCTGCTAATCCTGCTAATGCACCTGCACCCTTGCCAAATAACATAGACGAAATCATCGGTATTGGAGCAGATAATATAATAGGTATCATGGCAGCAAACCAAGGACTAGAAATAAATGACTGTTCTAGTGCCGGTTCTTTACCTTCAACAGACTGTCTTAACAAATCTTCAGTTAAATTATGCTGTTTAAGATATTTAGATCGTTTTCCTGGCTCCATTTGATTAATTTTATGAATATTCTGAAATACTTTATCTTTTTTTATCATACGATCAAGATAATGCTGATCTACCGGATTACCCATCTATTCATCTTTCTCTGTTGGTTCATTATCTGGCAATCCGCCATCTTCTAAATCAAGATTGCCAACATAAGAATCAACAGGAGTATTGCTATTAAATATTTTAGTATTCTTACCTTCATAGAGTTTATCAATTTGCTGTGTATATTCTTGATATGATCTATTTTGTTCTTCTATACTTTTTGTATGTTGCATATCTTTTCTTGACATATCTAATAAGTTTAATGTTTGTGATCTTTCTAAACTAGGAGTCATCATTAACATTCCACCTTTCTTAATTGCATAATCTTTAAGACTAAAATAAAGATTATCTCCATTTACTATTTGAGGATCATCCAAACCTTTTAAAATTTCTTGGTATTTAGCATGTAATTGTTGTGTATCTGTAGAATGTAAATGAGGATCATACAAATTATCAACTGCCCATCTATCAAGAACTCGCTTATCTTGCCAATGGGTATTATCTAATTGACTCATTAAACTATTTCTTAAAGGATCATTTGTTGGTCTATGTCCTTGTGCTGCCCTTATTTCATCAGCAGTTAAATATTTACCTACATTATCATCATTTATTCTATCTGGATTAGATAATGCAATTAATAAAGCATTAGTTCGATTATGTTCATATTCTAATTTAGCAATTGTATCTTGTTGATGTACTTTTGCTACTGCCTGATTGACACCTTCTCTATGTTCCTTATCCGTAATGGCTATTTTATCTCTAGGTATTTGTATTGCAATTTCAGGATGCTTATCTATTAAAGAATTCCAGTCAGCTAAACTAGTTTCATGAAATAAATGAAATTGTTGAAATTTAGATTCTGCGGATGTAATTATACCATTTGCTTCTGCTAATTTAATTACATCAATTCCATTACCAAGTATCATATTTCTTTCATCATTAGAACTTGCAACTGATGCTTGTTCTATACTATTTTTAATTGTAAAATCAAGACTATTTTTATTATATGTTTCTTGTTGCTTAAGCAATTGTACTTCAGTAACTCGCGCATTTCTTTCACCATACTTATAAATCTTATCTTGTCCTTCTGGTGATAAATCTGGATATTGCTGATTAATTTCTCCATAAATATTTTGAACACCTTCAGAATATAATTTCTTTTTTTCGTTAAAATCATGTGTATTAGCAACTGCGCTAAGTAATTTGTTATGTTCTTCAAAATATTTATTAACTGCTTGATGATCTTGAATCATTTGTTCATGTTTATGAAATAATATGCCAAGTTCAACGGATTGTTGGGTTATATCTTTACCTAAATTAGATGCAGCAGCATATTCAGGATTAATAGGAACATCTGGAACTCTAATCCCAAATTGCTGAGGTTGTATTTGAATTTGTTGTTCTTGTGGCATAAACTACCTAATTAAGATGAAATGTCTTAGGATTATCTAAAGCAAGACGACCTAATCCACCAATACCATTAACTACATCACCACCTGCTGTAATATATCCTGCTGTACGTGCATTTTTTCCACCCCATTCAGTTAATGCACTTTGAGCAGCAAAACCAGAGGCTTGCAGATTTCCTGCGTATCTTGTGTACATTTCATTTAATTGTGCTTGCTCTGATGAAGTATCTTTAACAACTAAAGGTGAACCAGATGCAACATCAACTCCAGATGCTGCCGCTGATGCACGAATAGATGAAATAATTCTAGTGGCTTGAGTATCTTGTGCTGCCGCTGCTAATCCTGCTTCTTGCTGTGCTTCTAGTGCTCGTTGTGCTAAAACTTTACTCTGATAATCAGCAGATTTCTTTTGTTGTTCTCCTGCTTGTGCTGCCGCAGATGCAGAAACGGCTGTACCTGCAACAGCAGCAATAGCAGCAATAATTGCAACTGTTTCTTCAATCCCTGTAAAATAACAATGATTTTCCCACTTAAACTCCATATCATGCAGTATCATATAATCTCCTATACAAAACCCCATCATCTCTATTAGGAAAGAATAATTTCAAAATTGCCTCCTTTTCAAAACCCAAAAACTTCATAAATTTTTCATGATTAGGAATATTAACAGAAACATGTGCCTGAATTCTAACAATATTTGGCAATCCATCAAGAATTTGTTTTAACATTTTTAAAATGGATATGTGCTCTTTTTTTCTATTTTCATCTAAAGCAATCCAAGATTCATAAACACCTGGCCACATTAATATAACTCCACCACAGCCAACTACTCTGCTAATTCCATCTATTCCAGTAAAAGCGATATTATCAATAAGTTGTTTTTCATTAATAAACTGTAACATACTTTTTTCCACATTATCAATGTAGAGTTTAAAAATATCACCTTTCTGATATTCTCTAATCTTTATCATTAATTTTCTCCAACAGAAATTTGACCAAATAATGCAATAATATTTGCAGGTAATGGATTTTCTTGTGTTATTAAAATTCTTCCATCTCTGTCATTACCAAGATTTGTAATATTTTCATCACCAGTAAAAAGCGGCACTCCCTGAGTAATTAAACTTTCTGGTTTTCTATTAGGAATAAATTGATTATTGATTTTAACCCCTAAACTCTTATACACCCTAACCCAAAGATTATTCCATCTCTTTAACAATCCTTGAACAGAGTTTCCTGCTCCACGAATTTCTGGACGTACAGTTAAAAGAGTAGAAATATAATTTAAGCCAAACTGAATATCATCTGCTTCAAATCCTGATGGAAAATTATAATCTCCTGTAGCTATTTGAATTGGTGGCAATAAAGCGCCATTTGCATTAAAATATGTTAATCCATCAATATCTGCTAAATAGATTATATCAACTTCAGCAATATGATCTTGAGCAGGGACAAAAATAATTCTTGAAGCATAATCAACATATAAAGCATTATCCATAACTTCAAGTAAATATGTAGGATCACCACTTAAAGTTCTCTTAGTTATAAAATACATTTCATCATTAAGAAAACCATCTTTCATATTAGGAACACAGCACATACTGACAAAAGAATCATCTTGATCAACACCAGTAAAATGACGATGCCAAGCAAATACATCTTGTTCTCTATCATAGGTTAAACCAATAAGATTTTTTCCAACATGAACTCCACTAATTAAGGTTGTATCTGCTGCTAAGAACCACACAATCTTATATGGATTTTGTTGATATGCCATTTCAATAAAAGGTGTCTCTGTTATAAGATTACTAAGAATATTTAAATCCTTACTTCCAAATGATGCAGTTTGAATATTAAATTCTAATTGATACACATTAAATTGCGATCGTTGCACATAAAATAAAACCTCTTGAATAACAATAGGTTGAATAGTAGTTGCCCCATAAGATGATTGACTTGCAATAGTAATATTAGATGGAGTAATTGCAGAATTACTAGTACCAACTGTTGCTAAACCAACACCACTTAAAATATGTTCTCCCCTAAATGTCCCTAAAATAACATTACCTAAAAATGGATTCATCCAAATAATTTTATCAACTTCTCCAGAAGCAATTGTTACTTCTATACCATCATCATCCAACACACCTTTAGCAAAATTCTCAAAATCATCCACTTGACTAACCCAAATTGTTTGTGGATTTTGTACAGTACCTGCTAACCATAAACGATCTTGAAAAAATGTAATAGATGTAGGAAATCCATTACGAATAGAAAAAGCTATATCATCCAAAAACCACGAACCAGGAAATCCAGGAGCAATCACTAATGTACCATGAGCATCTGGTTCTGATTGTGAAACAGGTGATAATATTTTTATTGTGACAGTATCCTTATCAATTACATCTATTATTTGACCATATCCACCTGCAAAAGAAACATATCTGTTTTTATCTGACATTCTAAATGTATCGGTAAGTCCTCCTGTATAAAATACATGAACATAATTTGATCCTGCTGCATTAACTTCTTGAAATGAATAATCTGTTGGATGTTTTGTTGTACTTCTTACAGAAACTTGACTACCTACACCAAATCTAGTATCTCCAAACCATGCTTTATCAGGACTATATGTAGTAATATCTAATTTTCCAGGTGAAAAATAAGAATTAGGACTACCTCTTAAAAACCAAAGACCAAATAAATAGCTAGTTTGATCAAAATCATCCAATATAGTAACAATAGCTGTTGGATATAGTGTTGCACCCGTTATAGCATCTACAGAAGTAGTTCCTGTTAATCCAATTATATTTGCTATACCAGTACCAGCAACAATTTGCTTATTAACATCACCAGCAATAAATAATGCTGCACTAAATGTTATAGTTAAATCTCCTAAATGATCCCTAAATACTGTAATTACAGAAGTTGTTTGAGCAACAGCATCCAGTGTCCAAGAAGAGTAAGTTGTTACATCAAATCCAGTAGTAACTGTAACGGCGACTTCGTTATAATAATAATCTATTCCGGAAGAACCAGGAACACTATATGGTTTAATTATAGGATTTCCCAATAATTCTGTAATTGTTGCTATACCTGTACCACCAGTAATTACCTTACCAATTGGTGTAGTAGCTCCACCACCAGTAACTACAACTCTTTTATGAAATACATATTTAGTACAAGATATTGAAGCACCGCCAGTTCCTGCAACTACCCCAAAACCTGTAAAATTTACTGTTCCGCCAGAAATATCTTCATCCTGTTGAGTACAGGGTGGTGAATAAAAAGATGGTTGCTTTAATATCCAATTATCTATTGCAAGCATACTTAATTTTTGTACCGGATATTTTGGATGAACTAAATACATAATATCAGCAATACGAACATACTTTAATAATTCTAAATCATCATCAAATAAATATGGAGTATCAATTATCTGTACTACAGCATTTTCTGCTATAGAATAAATTTGAAGAGATAAATGACTAAATACAAGTACAAATGAGTTACAGGAACAAGAAAAAAATGGAATTAATCTACCCGGACCAGGAATTGTAATTCCAAAAACCTTTCTTAATCCTGGTCTACGAGATACACCACCCTGAACTCGTACTATGAAATTAGTTAATTGTTCACATGCTCCAGCATATTTAGCAAGATCAGTCCTACCAAGAAGATAAGGACTAACTTCTCCTGTACCAAAATGATTCTTAATATCATTTAAACGCATTAAGCACCAAAAGTAAGACCAGAATATCCATAACGAACATCTGTAAGATTAGTATTCCAGAATTCATCTGGAAGTTGTTCTGCACCATTAACAAATTTGGCTTCTGCAAGACCATCCTCATATTCTTTTGCTGCCTGACGATAGAGAGAGGTCAAAGCAGTAACACCAAAGGACAAGTCTTTAACTAATTTCCATACCAATACATCTACAAATAAAGAATCAAATAATTCTGAATTAGTAATTTGGGCAACATACTCAATACCAATAGTACCAGCAATTACAGTAGATGAACTAGAAGGTTGGTTATCTGCACCATCACTACCTAATGGCTGCAATCCTAGCAATGTACCAGAAAATGAAGGAGGAGTTGCATCAGTATAAATTGCTTTTCCAACAATTCTCCAATGTGATGTTCTTGGAGAAAATCTAACTAATCTAATAAAATCTAAAGGTAATTGATATGCACCAGTATAGATAACTGATCCTGGTCCTGCCTGATTTGGATTAATATCTAAACCAAGCGGAGAACCTGCTAATTGTGCTAATGAAATCCAAATTCTTGCAAAATTCCAAGGTGCTTTTCTTAATAAAGAATCTCTTTCTGTACCATAATTAGATTTCATTACTAAACCTGTACCCTGATCCTGACCAAATTCAGTTATTGGTGATTGACCTAAACGAGATAGTGCCATATTTGTTATTTCTATGTCAGATGGCAAACTAATCCTCCTTTCAGAGAATTTTGGGAAAGAATCTTATCCTTTCGGGGACTCTCTCCCACTTAATTCTCTCTTGTTTATTCTACAATAAACAAAAATCCAGTAAGTGTACCACCAGCACCCAATGTACCGCCAATGGTCAACACAATCTGGATCTTTTGTGCACCATAACCAGGAAGATTATTATCTGTAGATAGATCACCGGCAGGATCAGCACCAACTTGATCTGGAATAACTAAATTAAAATCAACTTGACCAGCAGCAGAAGATAAACCTGTAGTAGCAGCAAGATAAATACCAGTTTCATCAACTGCTGTAGTTAAATTAGGATTAACACGACCTGCTTTAACAGTAACAGATGTGCCACCCCAATTATTATACCTAATACGACCTAAATACAAGAAAGTAGTAGGATCTAATAAAGCAATAATAAATGAGTCACCTGTTGCAAATGTACCTGCTGTAGTGCCGGGTTGTGCAACTGGAGATGCTTGAGCAACATTAAAACGAACTGCTTTAATTCTACCACGATTTTCAGTTGCACGATTAAGACTAGGAGCACCTGCTAAACCACCAGTATTAGCAGGACCTGCTTGATTAATAAGACGATCAACTTGGGTACTGACATATCTGACTGCCATCTTACAACTCCACCACCGGAGCAACTACAACCCGTGCTTCTTCAACACGAGTGGCTCCCATAACCATTTCCATATAAATACGAGTTGAGAAAGATAAACTAGGGTCTTTAGCAACTTCTGTTTTAACATCTTCTTGCATTGCTAAACCAATACCACTACGAGTATAGAATAAACAAAGACGATCACCATTGCTAGAAATTGTTCCGGCAACTGCTGGATAGGTAATTCCAAGAATTGATGGAGTACCTACAATCGGTAAACGATTACTAAGAATAAACTTGAAACCCATATAAGTATCAATTGCACCCTCGGCAAGTGCCTTAACTGTATTGTAGTCTGCACTTGTAACTTGCACATGACTTAACATATTTTTAATAGCACCAGCAGATACAACAGCATATCTCTCTTCATCAGGATCAACATCTTGTGCATCAAATAAGAATTTAATTTGACGCATACGTTGTGGAGATAAGGAACTCGAATCTGTAGTACCAGCATCAAGAGTAGAATCATTATTAATTGCGGTACGAGTAACATATTGACCAGTAGTTAATGGACCACCGGTAGTTGGAAATGCTACATCTGTAGCACCATCAGTGCCTGCTTTAGAAGTACCTAGAATAGCAGCAATAATAATATCATCCATATTACGTCCAAAAGCCGATTGTGCTGCTTGCACATATTCAGATTCTGGATTAATAAGAACCTTTAACTTATCATCATTATCTACTGCTTCACCCCAATTATAGGTGACCATTGACACTCTACGTCTTGAATGAGGAGTGGAAATTAATGGAGTAGGTGAATGCCTACCTTGCTTTACCCGAACACCTGTAGCACCAATACGTTCAAAATAGTAATTTTGTCCTACAATGTCTGGAGTAGTTTTTACAGTAGATCGTAGTCTAGAACCCTTTTGTTGAGCAAGATGTAACACATTGTCGCGGTATTGCTGAACAAAGGCTGTAGTGATCTCGAATGACATTTAACCGTTTCTCCTCTTAGGAGTCGGTAAGGTTTGCCGATTTCTCGGACCTAGTTGTTAAAGACAGATGGTTTATTTGTGGCCGCTGTCTTATCAGTTCCCACTATTTCTTTTTCTTATATTTCCTAACAATATCCACAAATTTACCACCTTTATTTTCTTTAGCATAAAATACACTCTTACCTTTCTTAGAACCATATTCACGAATCATGGCATTCATAATTTTATTACCAGATGCAGATAAAGGCATTACACATTAGGATGTGCAATTGCATACAAATCATTCATTTCTTTAACAGCATCTTTATGTCTAGGGTCCATTTCATTCCAATATGGATTCTTTTTATCTGCACGCATTTCATTAATCTTCTTTCTAGCATTTTCTCTAGTTAATTCTTCGCCTTTAATTTTAGTATCAATTAATTTATCTTCACTGAATCTTTCAGAAACGTCTAGCATAAACTTTAAAAATGCAGGATCGTTTCCTAAACCAGACTTTTCTACATGATTCAGAAAAGGATGTTTTTCATTATATCCAACTAACATGGCTAAAGTTTTATGTGCTTTTTCCACATTATCATTATACCCAAAACCCCATTCAGCACGTAATTCATTAGTAACTTTTTCTTGTGCTTTTTGTTGCTCTATCATCATACCTTGTGATTGATCAATACCCCATTTTTCTAATTTAGCAAATTGAGCCTTATTAAGTCCAAGCTGATGTGCTAAACCCTTAACAGCAGTACCAAAAGTCTCATCCATAGTAAGACCTTCTGGCATTTGGCTATATTCATATCCATCTGCTTTACCCGGACGACCCCACTTAGTTAAAAACTCTTCTACTTCTTCTGGTTTACCTTTTTCAAAATCAGGCAGTGTAATTCGACTACCCATCATTTTTTCTAATTCAATATAAGATTTTGCTAATTGATCTGGACCCTTAAATTTCAATACTGAAGGATGTAATCTAACATCTTCAGGCAACTGCTGTAACCAAGCACCAGGTGCCTGATCATTTTGATTTTGTTGTTGTGAGTTGTCGTCCGGCATGACGGCTCCCTTTCTTTCTAGTCCTCTGGACTCTTACTTATTTGTTCCATATGATTTAATATGTCAATAACAACAAATCGCTTACCTTCATTAATTAATGTCTTATTTGAATCTGCACTTTCTACTAAACTAGTTCGTCGATAATATGAATCAAGTAAATATTTTAAAACTACCCGACCTTCCATACTATGAAAAGTAGAATAAAATGCACGATTTAATTTTTCTGCTTTTTCATCTATTTCTCTATCTCTTTGCAATTGTTGTTGATATAATTCACCTTCTAATTCTTCATCCATTTAAGCAACTTTCTGTAATGGAGAACCGGGTTTTGGACGTTCACCGGCAACACGTAATAGTGGAGCAACACTTTTAGCCATTTCACCAAGTTTTCCAGCCTGTTCAATTTGTTGCTGTTGTTCCATTGCTTTTTGATGTTCTTGCCTAATAAGATCAACTGCTTTCTTATCTCTAATAACTTTAGCAGGAATATCTAATGTTGCTCCGGTATATCTAACAACTTCATCAAAATCTATAACTTGAGCACTATCAGGATTTGCCTGTAATGTCGGAATAATTAATTGTTGAAATTGCTGTAAAGCATTAATATCCGATGCTCTTTGTGCTCTTGCTAATGAACCAAGATATTGAATTTTTATTAATACCGGACCTTTTATATTTTGCATTAATGCTTGCGGAATTGGATTAAATAATCCTGCTTTATTCATCAAATAGAATGAACGATTAAGTAATGGTTTAGTAAATTCTGCCTCTAATCGCCCTAAAACTGGACCTAAGATTCTTTGCATTAATTCTAATCTTGCATTAACTTCAGCCGCTGTCATCTGTGGACCATCTTTTAACTGAAGTTGATCAATATAGTAAAGTTTTTCAATTGATGATTGTAATCCTTGTTTAGTTAAGTTAGATATTCTATAATCTCCACTAGTATCAATTTTAAAGATAGCATCTTTATTGAGAACGGATGTAATGCCACCAGGAATCATCCTAGCAGAACCAATTACATCATCAGAAACCGCACCTAATGGAGGATCAACAACCTTTGCAAGGTTTCTCAACTCCATCTCAGTAAGTTTATTCAGTGTACGAATATCTGGAAGTGCTGTGTGGGATGGACCACGACCATACATTTCATCAGAGTTTTTGGTCCATCTAGAAACAAGGAAGGGAAAGTTAAAATAACCTTTTTTAGATAGCAAATGTCTATACTTATAAAGTAAATAGCAACTATCCCATCTAAATTCTTTAATTGTACTTTTTTCATTTGGATAAACTGCATGAATAATTTCTATTAATTCATCTGGCTTTTCTTTTGATGTTTCTTTAATTTCATCAGGAATATCATTAGGCCACATTTGCATAACAGCATGAATAGGCATAGGAAATGCTCTATAAACAGTATCTACTCGACCATCTGGACCCTCAGATACGCAATATTTTCCGGGTGGAATTGAAGTAAATTGAAATCCACCCCACCAACCACCCGGTTTTTCATCTTGATACAAACAACCAGTACCAAACACAATAAGATCAATAAAATTTTCATGTGCTTCAGAATTAAAATTAGATTTATTTAGTGCATTGTTAATTTTTGTAGTTACAAGATCTAACCAATTTTTAACTTCATAATTTCTATTTAATTCCTGATCTTCTAATTCTAAATGAAACCATCTGGTAAATGACGGAGTAAGTGTAGAATGGATGGATGCAGCAAGTTTGTCTGCATTATCTGGAGCAGTTGAATCATATAAACGCTGTGTACGTTTCCATCCGGGAATACGCTGAACAAGTATTGAATTTTTTCTTGGTAAAATGTAATCGGCCAATTCTTGCCACTCAATTGCATAATTAAATCTCCCTTCCATTAATTTTCCATATTTATTTAATATACTTTGTACTAAATCTTGTGTTTCTGTTGGTTGTTCAGACATAATGTATCCTCATTGCCTTAGAATACATCATACTAATTCCAACCCTAAATCCATTTTGACTCATATCATACATTTCCCAATAAGTTAATTTTTTTACAACCTTAATTTTAAATTCTTGAGGCAAGGGAGTCCCTGGACCTTTCCAATCTTTCAACTCTTTACCCTTTGCCTCTCGAATCCTGCAATCCATGAGGACTCATCCTTGTCTTTAGTGAGCTACAATATCAATTGTAAATTGTAAAAATCTAGAAATGCCTTTAACAATAACATAAAGAGTAACAATTAATGGAATATCTGCATTTGTCACAGCAGCACACACTAACAAAGGTGTTTCAATAGTTGAATCATCTAAAGATGCTACATTAGGATCACTAAGTGTCCACAAAAACATAGTGCCTTCTGGAAAAGATGTAGCATCTCCAGCAGCATCTTTAGCTGTTGGTGTTAGTAATCTAACATCATTATCATCTAATTGAAAATTAGCAGCCATTATGGAATTTCTAATGTAACATATAAAGTATCAATTTCATTTTGTACTGTATGATTATTTAAATAAGCAATTCTTTGATTAATTAAATTATCTACTCTACTAAACATTTCATTTTGTATTGGAAGATTATTTGGTTCATGCTGAAGTTCACACAGCATAGCAAGTCGTAAATTAGTTAACTGAAATAATATTGAATCGTTCATCCTACCTTAGTTTCAGTGTCAGTTAGACACTTGTTAGGACAACCAGAAACATCCATCTGTTGTTCACCACCAGATTTTTGCCCTACATGAGCACCTGGCATGGTCACTTGTCTCTGACCAGTATCTGAACTAGCAGGACCAGGAGATGATCTATGTTGCCCATCATTGCCTTTTTCCATCAGCTACCTCCGCTCAACTTTGTAAATCCACCAATATTTGGTTTACCTGTAGTGCTAGGATTACTATAGCCACCAGTTGATCCGGCACCTAATCTTGAAAGCATAGCGGCCCGTAATCCAGATCGCCTGCCTTCTGCCTGCAATTGAGCAGTCAGTGTTGACTGATCAGCAGGAGTAGGTGGAGTCAATGGAGGTAAAGGGGGAAATTTTGCCCCACCAAATGACATTTTCACTCTCCTTGTGCAAAACGATCAAATCTATTTCTATTATCTCTAATTATCTCAACTTCATTTGGTACATTGTCAAAGGGTGAATCTCTCTTATCACTACCAAATAATTCAAAATCTTTTTCATACTTTACTGGTCTATTATTTAATTGTATATTAGTTTCCTTATCAACAATTACAGACATTCCTCTAAAGGCGTCTGTACCATGACAAGATTTATCATGTACTGGATTATCTCTGTAGTCTTGTGTTTTAGGATTGAATTCTCTATGATAATTGATAAGTGCTCTGATACCAAGATCACATTTCACCTTGTCAAAGTAGCATCTCGGTATTACTGATCGAGCAGAATCAATACCATCCATTAAAGACATCTTAGGTATCACTTTGAAATTGAGTCCTAATTCTCTAGCTAATGTCATTCGCGACTTGACACTAGTTCCTTGATCATGTCGTTGCTCAATATCATGCGGTGCCCAATGATTAGAATATACATAAGGTTTATTTTTACACAAAGCAATAAAATGTCCTATTGGTTTATTATTAGCCTCATGATAATCAATACAAAAGATTTCTCTACCCTCAACTTGAATAAACCAAATGGCATACATATCAGCAATTCCTAAATCCCATGAAGTAAAAACAGGTACTCTAGGATTCCAAGGCACTGTTCTAATTCTGTTTTCACTATGTGCCGCTGCCATTAATGAACCAAAATATGACCCTGCTCTAAATCCAACAAATGAACAATAATATTCCTGCTGTATCATGTCCTCATCTTGACCCATTTTACGTTCTTCATCAAGATCGGCTTCAGTTACAACAGGTGAATTATCTTCCTCTTCAGCATCTCTACACGTCATTTCTATAGTCTTAACTGATGTAAACCAAGTCTTATTATTCTTAGCCAAGTCATACAACTCTTGGGCATAATTCTTACCCCGAGGGGTAAAAATGAAAGCAGCCCATCCCTTATTTTCAACTAACATTGGTGATACATAGTCCCACGCACTCTTATTCTGTAATGAAAATTCTGAATAAATAACTCCAACCGGATTAGCACCAACAAGTCTATCAACGTTGTCAGAACCAACCAACCTAAAAATACTGCCATTAACCAATTCAACTTCCAGTCTTTGTTCATTTTTCTTCTCAACTAATTCTTCTGGAAAGTGATCTAGAAATGGCATACCTTCATTAACACCCGATCCTCTACCTTCCCAAATAGTTAATCGTGCCTGTTCATATGTAGGTAAAATATACCAATACATTCCCACTCTTTCAAGCATACGGCAAATCGTAAAATTAAGCATAGTCTTATCTTTACCAGATCGCCTATGCCACACTAAAATAAATCTCCTAATTCCTTCAGTCCAGGCACTAAACACTTCTTTCTGGTAGGACCTTGGATTATACTTATAGGGCACTTGTATATTAACTTCCATTTAATTTAGCCTTTTCTTATCAAACTTTTCAAACTCTACTTCAATATCATCAGGTGGTATTTCTTTTTCACTCTGTGCATATCCCGCAATGTTAATTGTCACCTTTAGATTATTGTCAATCAATTTTGGTGCCTCAAATGATTTGACTTTTGGATACATATAACTAGCAATTTCAGAATGTGCCTTATACCTTAAACTATTGTCAATCAAAGGATCAACTGCAAACTTTGCCATTTCTACAACCGGATCATATTCATCAAATACATTTTTGCCTGCTTCATCTAAACGATTAGGATATTCTCTAACCAATTCTTTCCTAATCTTTTCAAATAGTTTTTCATTAACTGAACGAGCAACAAAGTCTGGACTAGATTGCTCTTCCAACAACTTCTGCTCGTGTACTTTTTCCAGTTTCTTAGACGGACGACCCATGTCAATCTCCAATTAGACGGAAATACCGGAAACGAGACTTGAACTCGTATGGATTACTCCGCAGGATTTTAAGTCCCGTGTGTCTGCCAGTTCCACCATTCCGGCTAAACCTTAGATGTTGTTGATTAATGTTGACCAGAAAGAGAAAAGAATTATTAAAAGCAAACCGGTCTCTAACATATTAAACTTTTGGAGTAATATTAAAATTACCTGAATGACTAATTCCTAAAACCGGAGCACCAACAGTTACTAGTGCAGCAATAATTTGACAAACTTGTGGACCAAATTGACAATTTTGTGAAATAGCAGTTAAAAGACCTAATGTAATTCCTACACCTGTAGTAATCCACCAACCTGTGTTCTGCATGTCCTTTTTCCTTTCCACCTGTTAATAGGTGTTAGTTGTATTTTGATCATATCATTAAAGCGGCTTTGTGTCAAGCTATTTCTTTTTGTTAGTATATGTTAATTTGGTTTCTGTTTTATGGTTTGGTGTAATTTTAGGAATGACATTTGGCATTTAGCAACTATGTTTTGTGTATAAAAGAAGGTACTTAAAAAGGTACTTTGCTTTTTGTGAATTGTCACTTTGCTTTTTGTGTAACTAGGATTCTAGATTTTGGATTGTGGAATTTGAATTCTCGTTTTTTGAGTGGCCAGAGGCAAAGGTCCGGGGGGTCTGGGGGGGATAGTTGACAAATAGATCTTGGGGTCTAGGTGTCAAGTGTCAAATAAGGATTGTTATTTGTCTAATCAAACTTGACAAGGGCCAAAAGTCCAATGAAATCAAGCACTTAGCCACTTTGCCAGTTAGTCCACGGCTTGTGACAATGGTCAACTGGCAGTGAACACATACCCCGTGTCATGGATTAAATGCGAAGATAAGGCGAAGCCATATCCTAACTAAGGATATGAGAATGAAGATGATATTCATTCTCAAAATGCCGCTAAGGACAAAAAATCCCCAGACACTGAACCACACCAAATCTTCAGCCGAGTGCTAACCTGCGCGGTGCTGACATCTGACCAGGACAGTCACCATTTGTCTACAATTTGTCAAGTTTCCATGTTGGTTGTCATATACTTATTCAGTAGCGCAACTATCTATTTGACATGTAGACAAATGATCTAGGAGTAAAGCTAGTTGACATTTAGCAAATAGCTTAGACTTGCTTGATGAGTGTCAAGTCTACTGAGAATATGGTGGAGTAACGCTTGGCACTTGGTGGATGACACGAGTTAAAAAATGCCCGGATTAAGTAGCACTTGGCATAGATTAACTCTGTCACTTCTGAGAATATAGGTGGCACAACTTGGCATGAAACCGATTATTTTCATTCTTAAATATAAGAAAGTGTAGACAACTGCTCAAATATGACCCACATTTCATACTTTGTCTACATTGTCTACACTTACCTAACAGCTATTAACAGGGTTTTTGTAGACAATTATCAACATGTAAATAGCCTTCCATATTCCACGCTGTGGATAACTTAGCCCCATTTTCCTACAATTGAGAAATTGTAGACAAGTGTCAAATATCCCTGTCACGGCATCCAACAACACTATGCCACTAGACCATTTTCACCAGAAATCACCATCCACAGCATAAAGACAAATTTTGTAAAACTTCACAATATTTGTAAATCAAGAAAAATACTCCTATATCAAACAAGTTTTCTAGTTGTTTTAAGTAACACTAAGAGCTTTACAATTCAATTTAGGCATATCCACCATACTTTGTCTACATTGTCTACAGTCTACACTGTGAGTTTTTTTTATCACTTCGGGCCTGAAAAAAATCTGCTATTTTCAAAATCTCTCAAAAAATTTTCAAACTGAGTGTAGACATGGGCCAATTTTTTCAATACAAAAAAAAAACATGCATAGTGCATAAGGGTTTTTCTGTCTACAATGCCTGTAGACGGTATGCAAGCACACACCTATACCCTGTATGCCTTTCTAGCCATTCTGTTAATCAATACCGTCTACAAGGTATCAAAACAAGTGTAGACGGTATGCAAGCACACCTCTATACCCTGTATACGTTTCTAGCCACAGTGCCAATTATTTAAGCAAACTCATTTGTAGACAAATGCTAAAGACAATCTGTCTAATCCAGACTTGACATTTTAGGTAAACAAAAAGGCCGACCCTATGGCCGACCTTGTTTGTTTGGCGTGTTGGCTAACGTCTGCTAGACCGGCCAGTCGCGGATAGTAGCAACTGTTGAGGCATACTCAACCGCTGCCAAGACTTCTCTACGGTTGGGTTTGTTTGACCAGTAGATCCTTGCCTCGTCAAGACGTTTCTCTTGACACCCTACGCGGATTGATAGCTGTTTGTCTCTTAGCCAAGCAAAGGCAAACCATCCATCAGGATTGCCCAGCGAAAAAATGTTTAGAGCACCACACAGGTCAGCACCACGCAGATTAGCACCACACAGGTCAGCACCACGCAGATTAGCACCACACAGGTTAGCACCACACAGGTTAGCACCACACAGATCGGCATCACGCAGATTAGCACCACGCAGATCGGCATCATACAGGTTGGCATCATGTAAGTTGGCACCACGCAGATCGGCACGGTGCAGGTCGGCACCATGCAATCCGAGTACAACCTGAAACCAAAAATTCTCGTGAGGCATCATATTCCTTGCTCCCTTTCCGCCTTTCGGCGTGTTGTTGTTGGCTGGGTTAATTCCCAGCTACATCATTAGAGCATAAACAAGGACTGGGAGCAAGGGGTTATTCTCCCTGCTCCCAGTCCGTTGCTCCTATGCCGGAGCTAATGCTATCAACTGTGCAGCATTAGTTTTCATCCTTGATTGCTCCCCACATTTCTTCGAGCACTACTTGTGCTTTGCTCACGTCACCACTGCGGGTCTTGACCTTCCACTTGCCTTCTTCCCCCTCAATGATTTCTGACCACACCGGATTGTTATAATGCCAATTTGTTCGAGCAATCAGTTTGGGCAGAAGATCAAGGATTGGACGCGGGTCAATTGCCGTCACTTCCTTGTTTGCATTCATCGTTCGGCCAACGGCACGAGTTACTTGTTTTGCCGCAAGGCCAATTGCTTGCATCAATGTACTACTGTACACGATGTGCTGCTGACGAACGTCTTCATACTTTGCCCCGACACGGAAGGCATCTAATTGTGGCAGAGCATTACAGATTGACAACACAACTGCCTCAACTAATTCTGCCGAGTGGTGTGCCTCAAATTCCTTGCTGCCCTTTTTCTTCACACCACCATAATTAATCGCCAGGTTGTAAATGTTGCTCAGCGACAGTGCCTGACTCGATGAACCCTTAGGTGCGGTACGTTGCAGGTCAACCAGTCCATCAAGTTGCTTAGCCACGTTGTGAGCAATGACCGCAAAAGGGTCACGGTGGTCAAAGAGAATGTTAAGTGCCTTGCTAACCACCTTTGCCGTTCGATTCACGTCGGCAAAAATCTGCTGTTTCGTGTCAACGTCCATTGCCGACGTGATAACGATGACTGATACCTGCTCTTTACCGAAGGCACTATCTGGTCCCATGCCGTCAACAGCAAGCAGGGTATCAATCCCTGCCTTGCGATGTTGGCCGTCCAACACTGCCAGACCCGGATTGCCATCATTGTCAAAGCCAATCCGCAAACCATTTGCATCAATTGACGTTGCATCGTTAGACACAACGCAGACGATCGCGGGAAAGAAATGAAGATCATTAAGTAGATAGTCTCGAATCTGAACTAATCTGCCCTTTGTTAAATCCCTTTGCCATGTGTATTCTGGATCTACTGGTAGATTCTTGATCTTGCCCTTCTCGTCCGTGACAGTTTGCACATCATACAAGTCACGAGCAAAGCAAGTGTAGTCGTGAATATCTGCCATTGTCATTGACAGGATTGCACAATCCAATTTGCCTTGCTTGTACTGAATGACCGGAAAGGTTTTTGGTTCAATGATTCGTTTCTCTTCTTCTTGCTCTGCCACGGTTGCAGCGGATTGCTTAACCTCGCCGTGTACCGTAGTATTACCTTGCTGCTTGCCTTTGTTTTTTTCCTTGAAAGCAGCAATTGCTTTCTGTCTTTCTGTCTCTGTCTGTTGCTGTCCAGCCATTTTACTACACCTTGTCCTTTCGTCTATTCGCCACAATTGCTTTTGTGACTACTGTTTCCAAGTCTGTCATCCGGCAACCTTGACAAATGTACCATCTACTTGCCGACGGTACTTCTGACCCTTGCCAAGTCCAACGCCAACACCTAGACCTTGCCAACACATATGACACATGTTTGCCCATGGTCCTTCGATTGTCTTACCATCATAAAAGACTGTGCCAAGTGACCCTTGACAAGTGTCACACTGCGTTGGCGGATTGACATACACCACCAGCTTTGGTGCCTTGATTGTTGTTGCCATGTTCATGACACCACCTTTCGCATAATTGCCACGTCACTTTGTGTCAATAGGGTTATCCATCCTTGATCAACAAGTGATTGTCATGCTGCTGACTTGTAAATTACTTTGTAATAACGTCGCATGATGTTTTGTCCTTTCTTATTTAGTTTCTTTTGCTTGAGTTTCAATATCAATTGCCAATTCTAGTAAATCCGGTACGTGCCACAAAATTGAACTAGCAACTTTGTTAAATTTGTTATTCTGTAATATCATTGTTAAATTTTCGCACATATCGCAAAGTGCTTGAATGTGTGTTTCTATAATCTCTGATCCTTTCTGATTTACTTCTGATTGCCGAGTTTCTTGGCCGATTGACCTTGGCCACTTGGCTTAATTTCTTGGCAGGGCAGGTTGCTGGTAATCTGCCATGTCCACAAACCGTCACCAATTTCCACCTTACGAATGTTGATGAAATCCGGTCGCGGTCTTTTCTGTATTGCCGTTTCTGGTTTGTGCAGACTAATCTGGATATTGTCTGACCAGTCTGTCACAGGAAAGTCAATCAAGCAAGTTTGACGATAGTTACCCTCATCATCTTGCTTACTGTTGTAATCAATTACGTTGTTGAGTTTTGGCATCTTGTTCTCCCATGTGTTATGCATTTAGTAACTTAACAAATGGTTTGTCTTGTTTTCTGTTCTATGCTTTGTGTCATTCACATGGTTGGCACATTTCTTGCTCTTAAGAGCAGGCTTCGGAGTTTTAGTTTTGTCAAGGTGCACCACACAGGTCATCCGGTGCAGAGTAGATCAAATTTAACTGCGCAAGTCAAGGAAAATCTTTTGGCTGTAGAAAATAAATTTGACCGTGTTTGGTGCAATTTGGCACATTGTTTGCATTTACCAAAATTGTGCAGATTGCTCCCGGAATTATTCCGTCACTTCATTGGCATGATTCTTGCTCTTATTCATCAGATAGCTGCTAAATTTCCGCCGGATGTTTCCGTCATTTTCTTGACGGTCTTTCTTAGATCATTTGTCTACATTGTCTAACTATTTTCAACAGATTGAAAATATGTGTTGACAAGTGAGATAAAAAATTATAGTGTCATTGTCCAATGATATCTCTCTTCATTATAGACTGCATTGTTACCTTGTCGGGCGCACTAGAAGCACCTTTGCTAAGCACTATCCTTGTCCTATTCCCTCTATTTCTGTCGTCGGCTCGGTACTAGATATAACCATTGGCTAATGGTCTAGATTCTTTATGCAATAATCGTGCCAAGCGTAGGATAAGGAAAGGAAATCACTAGATTATGCAGAAAACTAAAAAGGTGAGTGAGTTTAATATATTTTGTGCTAGTTGTAGAAAAGCATTTATAGTTAGATTGAGAAATAAAAATAAAGGAATTAAAAAACGATTTTGTTCTGCCAAGTGTCAAATGAGAGAGTGGGGTTTAAATCACCCAAGGCAGCGAGTAGGTGTAGACAAACATGAAAAATTATAAGTTTTGTCCACTAAGAAAAAGAAATAAAAAGAAAAGAATATAAACAAATGACAATTGACGAGTTAGAATTACAGGCAACATTACACAATCTATTAAGGCAACGAGACACATTATGTAGACAAATTGCCAATTCAATTGGTGAGTTAAATATTTTAGAAAATAATATAGATGAAGGAATGTTTATAGTTTATAATAAGGCAATGTATCACTGTATTTGTGGAAAAGCATTTCCTAGTTTTACAACTTGCTTGAGTCATATTGATGAATATTGGTTCAAAAATAGTTATGTATATCAACACAGATATCAGCATAGATACAGAGGGGAGATGCCTTGACAATGAACACAAAAGAAATGTTGATATATTTAGGAATAGGAGTATTCTTTGCATGTCTTATAGAGGGTCTAATCTATATGACGGGTATTGAATGATATGGAACTAAATGATTTTTACAAGTTTATGAATAGACCAGAAATACCGATACAAATAGAACATTGGACAGATAATCTTAAAAAATCATTTACACCAACAGAATCTGTATTATTTTTAATGACCCTTATTTGCTATGTTACAGTTTTAACATCAGAGAAAAATAGAAAAGAACAGAGTTTAGAAGGAATTAAAGAATTATTTGATATTTTTATAAAACATGCAAAGTTAGCAGGGATTAGATGACATGTCGCACTTGTCCTAGTGACACAAAACAAAATGCTCATTATTGTGAGAAATGTGGCTGTCTACAACTTGCTAGATTTCTTAGAAAGATAAGATTAGAGACTAGAGAAGTAGTTCATTTAAAGGATTATAAATGAAAGATGGCTTATATAGAGTAATAACATCTTATTTATGTGCGGGTTTTATAATTAAAGATGGTAAATTATTTAAATGTGCTCCAATATTAATTAAAAAGATAGCCTATTGGAAAACAATTGCTAGATTTATAAATGACTAGGTATATTAGTGAAGAAATAAAGAAAGAATATCAAAGGGAGGAGTATCTAAAGAGAATGGAATTGAAAAAGGCACTTGAATTAATTCTTGAATTAGCACAGAAAAATATGATTCAATATGATGATAAGTTTAATGAAGATGAAATATATGAATGGAAAAAACAACAAGATGCAGAAAGTTTAGTTTTAGAGATGTTAGAGGACATGGATGACTAAATGACAACCGTATATAATGTGTGGATCAATAAATGACAGAGACTAAACTCTACACAGAAATACATAATGAATTTAAGATTATATGTAATAAATATAACAAAAAGTTACACTTTACTAGATTAGAATCCCTAATTGAACCAGGTATTCCAGATATCAATATATGTATTGCGGGTGATTGCGAGCATTGGAGCCACACCGAACATGGTCATGAATTTTGGATTGAGTGTAAAGTAAATAATTATCAATTATCTCCAATGCAAATTAGTTGGCAAACACAAAGACGAATGGCTGGTGGCCGTGTCTATAATTTAGAGTTTAGTGGAAGTGTTTATGTTTTATATGATATATCGCAAAATTGGCACCAAACAGATATTAAATTAAGTAAAATTATTGAACATATTTATGAAAAAGAAACTCTGAGTTATTCTGAATTATTGGAACTAGGATTATGGACCCATTGGTTAAAGTAATAGAGGATTTAGTTATACAATTAAAGTCTAAGGTTTCACGGATTGATGAGTTAGAAAAAGAATTGAAAGACATTAAGAAACAAAAGAAGAATCTAGAAGAAACAGTCCTACCTGACACCATGTCTGAATTAGGGGTCACTTCAGTTACACTAAGATCATCAGAAGTGATAACAGTTAAGCCATTTTTTTATGCACGATTGCCAGAACAAACTGACGGATTTTTTAGTTGGTTAAGAGAATCTGGTTTTGGTGGCTTAATTAAAGAAAAAGTAGAGATATATCCTGGTGATAATGCAGAATTGTTGTTAAGTTTCCTTAAAGAATTTGCCATCGGCTATGAATCTAAATCAACAGTACATTGGAAAACACTAGAGGCGTGGTATAGAGAATGTGTAGAAGCAGGACTTAAATTACCAATTGATTTATTTCCACATTATGAAGGCCGAATTGCAAAGATTAGGGAATAGGGAAAAGAAATGATGGAAAAAAGATACTTAGGTGATGGAATATATGTAGAAGAAAATGAATTTGGTATAAGAATAACTACAGAAAATGGAATTGTTATAACTAATTCTATTTATTTTGAACCAGAAGTTTTAGTAAAATTTTTAAAATATGTAAATGATAGAGATCAACAATATATTGTAAAGATTTAGATAAATGATTGAAAAACTACAAAGATGTATTTGTTGTAAAAGTATGTTTGGTAGTAAATTTTATAATAATTTACTGGAACTATGTATATTTTGTATAGAATTTTGCAGTGTAAGAGAATATAAGAAGAAAGAAAGGGAAAAGACCAAATGACCGGAAAAACAGCATTAACAATTTCTGCACTTATGCTACTATCAGTTAGTATTTTAGCATCACTCATAAATAATTCTTTTTCATTTAAAGATGGTATAGCACTAGGAGTTATAGTATTAGAATCTTTTTCGTTGTTGAAAGGAAAGTAAAATGAGCAATGAAGTAGCAAAACAAGAAACTCAACTTCCTGCTGAGTTTCTAGGCAAGGGTTTTGAGGGCATGGAAGGACAAGACTTTTCATTTCCCTTCCTTGTCATTTGTCAAGCAAATTCACCTTATTTAAACCCAACAACACCTAATTATATTGAATCTTGTCGTCAATCACAAATTGTCAATCAATCAACAATGAATATTTATAATGAAATTAATGCTATTCCAGTAAAATATGCCTTTCGTTATGTAGAGTGGAAACCAAGGGGTATAGGTGGTGGTTTTGTAGCATCTTATGAAAGAGCAAATGCACCGGATGACTTATCAATTGATCCAATTAATGGAAGAACAATTAGAGAAAATGGTAATGAATTAATGGGTACTGCTTATTATCTTTGTCTTTTGCAGGAAGAAGGATTTGATAAAGTTATTATTCCAATGGCATCTACACAATTAAAGAAATCAAAGAAGTGGAATAGTCTAATGTCATCATTAAAGAAAGATGGTAAAGTTCAGCCACCTTTTAATAAGATGTATACGTTATCTACTGTATCAGAATCAAATAATAAAGGATCATGGTATGGATGGAAGATAGAATTTGCAGATAGTGAATTTATTTATGATACAAATAAAGAACTATTTATGAGGGCAAATGAAATTAGTGAACAAGGTTCTTTCCTTCCTGAGCAACTCATTCGTAGTATTGCTCAATCCAATTCAACTGAACATGATGATGTAGTATAATGCTACCATTTCAAGCAGAAGATTCTGTTAATGGTAAAAGAATTGCTGGTATTGGTTTAACTGCTATAGATATTTTTAGATTAGTAAAGGGTATTCCAATTGATGTAGAAATTAAAGATCAATTGATGATTGGTCATATAACTAGAATCTTAATTGTAGCAGGAGAAACAGAAGAAAAGATTAAGTATGCTTTAGAAAAAGGTAATAAATCTATTATTTCATCTAATTAAATTTGGGAGGTTTGATTTTTGGACAATGCAGATGCAATGTCTATTTTATTTCAAGGTCGTAAATCAGCACATGGTGTATTTGTTATTGATAAGAAAGAAGGTAATAAAGTAATTGGTAAAGCAATAACATTAAGAGAAGATGTAACAATAGAAAAGTGGTATTCTCATTTGGCTGGAATAATGGGAATAGGGATAGTTCCTATTAATGAAGAAAATTATTGTCATTGGGCAGCTATTGATTATGATGTTTATCCTACAAATTATATGGAACTTTTAATAAAAATAAAAGATTCTCCATTTGTAGTATGTAAAAGTAAATCAGGCGGTGCTCATCTTTATGTATTTTTAGATGAACCAGTACCGGCAAGAGATGTTAGAGAATACTTAATGAGTACAAGTGCTCATCTTGGATTAGGTAATAAAGAGATTTTTCCTAAACAAGACATGGTTATTACAGCACGAGGAGATGTTGGCAATTGGCTAAATATGCCTTATTTTGGAGATACTAGAAAATGTATCATACTCAATAATGGAAAAATAGAAGAATTAAACTTAGATCAATTTATTGAATATGCTACACTTAATAGGGTATCCTTAAAAAAGTCACAGAGCAGGAGAAGGGCATTGATTACGAGCAATCTATCATCAAAGATGGACCTCCCTGCTTACAGGCACTTAGCCTTATAAAATTTCCTACAGGTAGTAGAAATACATCATTATTTAATTTAGGTGTTTATGCTAAAAAAGCATATCCTACAGAATGGATTAAGAAAATAGAAAAATATAATCAAGAACTATATTCAGAACCGCTACCAGCAAGAGAAATAGGAGTTATTCAAAAATCATTAGATAAAAAAGAGTATTATTATCAATGTAATGAAGAACCGCTATGCTCATTCTGTAATGCTAAGTTGTGTAGAACACGACGTTACGGAATCTCTGCTACTTCTGCCATGCCAATTATCAATTCAGTAACTAAAATTTCTGGTGATTTTTCCGTGTGGTTCATAGACGTTGAAGGTGGACGACTAGAACTTACTACAGAAGAATTATATGATAATCGTAAGTTTCTTATGAAGTGCATGAATGCATTAAATATATTACCAAATCGTATGAAAGTAGAGCAATGGTCTGCATATTTACAATCAATATTAGACAAAGCAATCATAATAGCAGATGATAGTATGTTTAGACGAAGTGAAGTTCCAGAAATGTTTACTGATTTTATGATGAGTAGAGTTACTGAGAACTTAGATGAACTTGCCAATGGTAGAGTAGTGTATTTCAAGAATCGTAAAGAAGTACAGTTTAAGATAGAGACATTTATTAATTTTTTAAAGTTTAAAAAAGTTGTTATAGATAAAGGATGGATAGTCGGTTATTTCCGTATGAGAGGAGCTAAGACTGGTGTGACAAAAACAAGTGAAAGAAAATCTATAAGATATACCAGCATAACCTTAACTGATGATGAATCTATTGATGCAGAAACTAAGTTAAAATTGATGGATATTATATGACATTTACATATTTTGGTCAGAAAAATGTTAAACTTAATGAACCTTGGACACCAGTTTATCATTTAAGTGATGCTGGTTATAAAATATGTCAGCACGGTGTAGATATAGAAATCCATTGCTGCAACTGCCATAATGGTGTTTTATTTAATCCAGAATACTGTGTTTGTGTGCAATTGCCATGAGAAAAATACATTTTATAGGAGAGTATATTGATGGAAAAACAACGTATTGTGGCAGGAGTAGCTATAATAAAGTAATAACAGTTATATGGAAAAGGGTTACTTGTGGTAATTGTCTTATTCGTACTAAAATAATAGATAAAAA